AGATTAGGTTTGTCTGAAGTGATAGGCGTGGTGACTCGTACCAGGTGTAAGCATCTGGATTAATAACAATAAGAGTGTTATCTCCAACGCCTGAACCATCTGTTAATGCGCGTGAAACTCGAAGGTTAAGTCCGAGAAGATTTCCGCGAATTGCTGTTGCGGTAAGAGTTCCGCCAGCGTTCTGAGGATTAATTGTCTGTTGGAAAATTGGACGATTTGAACCATCGACCAAGCCCATTAGAGCGCCCCATTGTTCTGGAGAAACTACGATGTTTTGCGCAAAGCCAAGAGTTCCCTTGTAGATAGAAACTGCTGCATCTGAAACGAAGTCAGCAACAAGAGCGCCTGTTGTAAGTGCTGCGCGGTTTCCGCCATCTGTTCCACCGTTAACCATTGCTGTTGCAACTGCGTTATCTGTGGCCTTTGCGTATGCGTATTCCATTTGACGAACGAGTTCTGCAAAGAATGCTGGAGATGAACGGTCTAGCAATTCAAGTGAGAATGTCTGTTGACCGATGAACTTTTGAACAGAAACAGAAACAAATGCTGCGTTCTGATCTGTTTCTGATGGTGTTCCGCCTTCAGATGCGACTGCAACTGTTGGAGCAACTGTAATCTTTGGAATCTCGAAAGTCATACCTGCATCAGGTAGAGCGCCACGAGAAATTGAGTCAATGAATGGGCGATCTGCATTTGAGATGCCATTAATAACTTCGGTTAATTGACGTGTAGGGACTAGGCCTGCGTTATCTGTAATATCTGCTGCTGCTGCAACATACATACGAGAATCTTCATTGCCTAACTTTGCACGAACTGAATGCTCGAGATAAGAAGCCTTATCAACGATTGGGTTACGAACAACAGTTGAAATATAAGGTGCTGTTGCAGCCTTAACTTCAACCTTTGCAGCCTCTACCGTTTCTGCGGCAGGAGCAACTTCTGGAACGGTAGTGTCTGACACTTGTTCTCCTTCTGTGGTTGATTGTGTTTCTTCCTGAGATGTCTCAGAAACTTCATTGTCTACGGCCGCTACTTTTGCGACTTCTGCGCCCGGTATTGCTCCGTCTGTGACCAAACTGACTTCTATGAGATTGGATGCGCTGATAGCCATTACGCCATCCTCATTATTCCAGTCTGCAACATCTACGCCAACGCTAAAATCGGAGCGCAATCCAGTTGCCGCTTCCTCGAGTGCGTCATTGCCTGCGGTTGTTTTGGCGATCTTAAATTCTGCTGTAATGCCTTCTGCATCTTGCTCGAATGAAACCATCTTCCCTAATGGGCGAGTGACATCGTGTTGCAGTACTAGCTTAATGTTTTTAGCCATGGTGATGGAATCTTTTTTAAACATAGTGCGACCTGCCGAGGTGCTGCCTTCAGCATTCCAGGACACGATGCGACCTGCAATGATGCGGGATTCTGCATCCGCCGCTGTAATCGCGTATGGCATAGTTATCTTCATCGGTTCTCCTTATTGTCAATCAGGTCTTCTTCTTCTCTAATTTGTTCGACGCTCATTGCGCCAATACGATTTAAGATTTCATAAACTTGAGCGCGAGCAAGTGCATCTGAGCGTAGGAACTCATCAAGTGAAAAACGAATTTCTCCAGTTGACGGGCAGAAGTCAGGCATAGATAAACGCTGTTCAATCGCTGCAAGGATTGGCTTCATTGAAAAGTCGATAAGCGAACGACGTTCCGAAACGCTGTTGGAGTAAGTCATGCTGGTTGTTTCAGCGCTTACGAAATATGCAGGAAGGTTGCAAGCGCGGGCCAATTCCAGAGCGACATATTGGCGAGCCTCATTTAGCTGCAGTTTGGCTGGATCGATGCCCAACGCTTGCAATTCAACATCCGCATTCAGGAACGCGGTTGATTTAGTAAGGCGAGCAGTTCTCCAGGATTCGAGAAGTTTAGATATGCGTTCTGCTGGAAGATTAGTTCCATTGGATTTTAGAACTTGAAGCGGTACTGGTTCTTTAGCGAAAGTTTCGGCGGCTTGCTCGAGCGCGTGTGCTGCTCGGATAGTGCGCCCGGCACGATTCAACACGCCTTCATCAAGTCCGTAAAATACTACGAGTGAACCAACGCCATTAGTTGGAACGATTGATCCATCTACTTGATAGCCTACGATTTCAGTTTGGTTATTATTAAGTTTAGGAGTTACGCGATCTGGAGCAACGCGAGTCCAGGCACGAACTCGGCCCGTATCGCCATACTGCTCGAGGACTTGGCCATACCCGACACCGTGGAAAAGTAAATCTTCCGCCAACCAGGCATAGATTGCAGAACCTGGAATGCGTGGATCTGGTTGATTAATAACTGCTGGAGTTCCCATGTGGGAGCCATCAAGTTTTGAATATTGCTCAAGTGGTAAAGCGGCAAGAGTTGAACAGATTATATTTCTTGCTCGAGCGATTGTCGGAACTGCCATTGCTTGCTGACGGCTTGCTACGGATTGAGTAAATACAAAAGGATTAAAAGAAGCTGTGTTATTAAAAGGTGCGGGAGTAGAAGCGGCATCGACTGTAATCTCGACTGCTGGCTTTGGCGTTGTAAATAAGTCCCTGATTCCCATTGGACATATTATACGCTATTGCTTAGACATTACCCTATTTGAATGTCTACTTCAGATTCTCCGCGTGTTGCAAAGTGAGTAACCATTGCCGAAGCAACTGCGCCGCAAACTATTCCAGATGCTTTACGGCCCATTACCCAGCCGCCATCTCCTCGAGTTAACTTAACGGCTGATAGAACTTGCTTAGTTAGTTCTTCCTGATTCGCGTGAGCAAGTCTCATCGATGAAACAGCAGAAACGAATTCATCGCAACTCTGCTGATATTCCTGGCTGTTGACTTCGTGAATTGGGATTCCTGCTGGAGCCAATCGAGCCGCAACGGCTGAAGCGGTGGACTTTGAGTACGCAACCGCATTAACTGGGAACTTGCGAACCCAATAAGCAATATCGTTAGCCATTTCTAGATCATCGAGGTTAACTGGGTTAAACCAGGTATGCAGCAGGCTAACCATAAACCGATTGCCATTAATGCGTTGGCCAGCAACAAGACTGGCGTGTTTTCTGTCCGGGCTTAGATCGATCGCCATCCAAGTATCTTTCTCAACATCGAGTTCTGGCAGATCATCGGCCTTGCACTTCTTCCATTCGGCTTCTGAGATAACTGGGTTGATCATCGAAACAAATTGGCAAAGGATTTCAGTACGAAAGATATCTTCCCGATCCGAAAGGCTGTCTTTGATATTGTCCTCATGGACCGTGTGGCCTAGCGATGGATTGCTCTGATACCAGGCTTCTTTGTCGCTGATCTCCGCTCCTGGTTCAGCGCTCCATTCAAACCAGCCAATAGAATCTTCTGCACCTTCACTAGCTGCTAAACCTCGCTCCCGAAACTTATGCAATAGAACCGAATTGGCGTGGCCTGCATTTGAATAAACATAAGCCTGGGGATTTGAGTTAGACATCTGAGTAAATCGCATCGAACTCCAGACATCTTCAGTATCGAATTCTCGTAACTCGTCAATATGGATAACATCTGGAGCAGCAATACCTCGAGCCGCTGAGTTGCCTGCTCTGATTAAATACCGGGCTTTATTCTTGAACCGAATCTCTTGCGATCCTTTGGACTCGTACTTCTTGGCGAAGTTATCTAGAAGCATCTGAGAGTTATCGATTATCTCTCCAACCTTAAAAAAGATTTCGCTCGATGTAGTTAACTTATGAGCTGTGGCCAGGTGCATCTTTTCGCCCAGAACATAGATTCCGAATAAGATCCGAAGCGCCATAAAGGTAGATTTACCCTGTTGACGCGGAAGCATAATTCCAATTAGTGGATGCGCCCATCTGGAATCTGGTTTATAGCGAAGGCAATCTCTAGCCAATAATTCTTGCCAAGGTAGCAACGGCATCCCAATATCTATACAGAACTGGATCATCTCATCGCCCCTGGTAGGCAGATCGAGCGGCTTTGAGCGGATTCTAGGCACTTGAGAGCCTTTACGCGGTTCTGTTACCCCTACCTCAACCGATTGCAGCCCGATAGAGCCTGTTTCAACCGTCATGACTATTCCTGATCCGAACTGAGCCGATATTGGCGGTTTGAGTCGTTTTTGGGGTAAAAAGAAACAG